AGATGCTATTGATAATAAGGGGATTAAGCAATTAGCAATCATTATTCCAAGAGGACACGGCAAGACTGTATTAACAAAAGCATCAATTTTAAAAGATTTCTTATTTTGTCCTTCAGACGACTTTTTGTTTTATGCTTGGGTATCAGCTACACAAAAGTTGAGTGTTGGTAATATGGACTACATTAAACATCACATAGATTATAATGATAGGATTAAATACTTTTTTGGAGATATGAAAGGGAGAAAATGGACAGAAGAAGATGTGGAGTTAAGGAATGGTTGCAAGTTAATAAGCAAGTCGAATGTAGCTGGTATTCGTGGTGGTGCAAAGTTGCACAAGAGATACGACTTGATAGTATTGGACGATTTTGAGCATGAAGCAAATACAATTACTAAAGACGCAAGAGAAAAGAACGCCAATTTGGTTACCGCTGTTGTCTACCCTGCTCTTGAGCCTCATACTGGTAGGTTACGGGTTAACGGTACTCCTGTTCACTATGATAGCTTTATTAATAATCTTCTTACATCGCATGCTAAAGCTATGGACGAAAACAAAGACTTTGCTTGGAACGTTATTACATATAAAGCGATAAAAGACGGTGGTGAAGTATTATGGCCGTCTTTCTTTGATAAAAAGAAGCTTGAAGAGAAGAAGAGGTTTTATAGGGACTCAGGCCAGTCCCAGAAGTTTTATCAAGAGTATATGATGGAAGTACAGAGTGAAGAAGACTCTGTATGGCGTAGGGACCATATTAAATACTGGGATGGATATTATTCTCACGAAGATGGAATTAATTACCTTATGATTGATAATGAGAAGAAGCCTGTCAATATTTTCATAGGTTGCGACCCTGCTACCGACATTGATACAAAATATGCTGACTTTAGTGTAATTATGGTAATTGCAGTTGATTCGGATAATAATTGTTATGTTTTAGAGTATGAGAGGCATAGATCAATTCCGACAATAGGTTCTAAAAGTTTCAATGGTGATATACTTGGAAAGAAGGGAGTTGTAGATTATATCATAGAATTGTATGAAAAGTATCATTGTACTAGTGCAACAGTAGAAGATGTAGCTATGAATAGGTCTATCTTCCAAGCACTGAACGATGAAAGAAGAAGACTAAATAAGTTCGATGTATCAGTTATTCCTCAAAAACCTGGCGGGCAAAACAAGAGAAATCGTATTTATAGTGGTTTATCGGGCAGATTTAGTATGGGAACGGTACATATTCGTAAAAATCATTTTGATTTAGAGCATGAAGTTGTTACATTTGGCCCGAAAATGTCACATGATGATACCATTGAGACACTTTATTATGCTTGTCTTCACGCTTTTCCGCCTAATTTCGTTCAAGACGATGATAAAGGTGAGTGGGTTAAGACAAAAAGAAGAAAAGCAAAACACTGGATAGTAGCGTGATGCCTAGATTTGGCAGAAGATCAAAAGAAAAATTAAAGGGAGTCAACACTAAACTTGTTAATGTTGCTAATGAGCTTATTAAGATAATGGACATTACAGTGATTGAGGGGTTAAGGTCTAAAGAGAGGCAAGAGGGGCTTGTTGCTCAGGGAAAAAGTAAAACAAGGTTTAGCAAACATATAGAAGGAAAAGCAATTGACATAGCTCCTTACCCAATTGATTGGAATGATAGAGAGCGATTTCACTATATGGGAGGAATGGCTAGGGGAATTGGGCATGTTCTTGGTATCGATATACGATGGGGCGGAGATTGGGATTCCGACGGAGAGATTAAAGATAATTCGTTTGATGACCTTGTTCATATAGAATTAAAGGAATAAATGAGTGATAAATAATAAATTAACAAGGTCTGATTCATTCTCTAATAAGTTAACTTCCAGGGCAGGTCTTAGCCCCACAAACATTTTTGATAGAGAAGGCGGTAAAGGAAAGGGTGGTAGTGTAAAAACATCTATAATTAGAAGTCTTAAATCTCCTTCTGTGAAAGATACTAACAGTCTTCTAGATATTGTGCAGCGTGGGACTATTAATTTGTGGAAAGGCATGGGTGGTAGTGCTAAGGTTGAATTAGGAAGATTTAATATAGCAGGAATGGTGGATTTTCATTCAGAGACAGGGGAGCCTCAATATAGAGGTCTTCCTGTAAATGGAATAAGGTTTACAAAGAATCTAAGGTAGGGAATGCCAAGAAAAAGCAAAAAAGACAGAGCCGAAGAAATTAGGTTGTTATGGCAAAGGTCATCGTCGAATGAACGGCGTAAGTGGCAGTCATCACAACAGCAATCATATGATTTTTCTTTAGGAGACCAGTTAACAAAAGATGAGATGTCTAATCTTGAAGAAGCTGGTATGCCTACTTTTATAATTAATCGTATTACTCCTGTTATTAGGATGATAAAGTACTTTGTTACGGCAAATAACCCAAGATGGCAGTCTGTTGGGGCTGATGGTTCTGATATAGACATTGCAGCCGTGCATGCTGATTTAGCAGCTTATTGCTGGGGATTATCTGGTGGAAAAGCTATTATGTCTCAGGTTGTAGATGATGCCATTAGAAAGGGTGTTGGATACTTCCATGTTGACGTTGATGTTGATGCTGATAGAGGTATGGGGGAAGTTATATTTAAGAGTATTGATCCGTTTGACGTATATGTTGACCCGATGAGCAGAGACTTTTTATTGAGAGATGCTGCATACATAATTGTTAAGAAGGATTTACCGAAGAACTACTTAGCAAAACAGTTCCCCGATTTTAAGAGAAAAATTAATACTGCGAATGGTTCTCCAAGCTTGCAGTCTATCAGCCAGCGAGATACTGATGATTCTGATATTATCCAGCACTATGATTTAGCGCAACAAGCATATACAGCTGAAGGAAAAGAAGAAGAACTTATTGATTACTACGAAATGTACTCAAGAGAAAGGCTTGTTTTCTATAATCTCTTTATAAAAGAGCCGATGAGCATAAAAGAACAGAATGAAATGCAAGAACAGATTCAGCAGACAGTGGAAATATCAACACAGGAGATAGATGTTGCCTTAGAAGAACAGATGAAGCAAATTGGGGATGCTCTCCAAGCTGGGCAAATAATTGAATCAAGAGCACAACTTGAGGCAGAGAAAGCTCAGATTGAAGCTGATGAAGCAAAGAAACAACAGTCATTGGCAATACAGGCTGAAGTAGAGGAGAGAATGACACAGGTCTCTAGTAAAGTGGTTAGCGAAGTTGAGTATAAAGCCCTTATTGAATCTCCATTGATTTCTGAGAGGATTGTTGATGCTGTCAGATTCTATGATACAAGAATTAAAGTTACAATCGTTGTTGGCGATAAGTTGCTACAAGAGAATTATTTAGCAAACACTTTATATCCAATTGTCCCAGTTCCTTACACACACACTGGCACTCCATATCCAATAAGTGCTGTAACTCCTCTTGTTGGCAAACAACAGGAAATTAACAAAGCTCACCAGATTTTGATTCATAATGCTAACTTAGGCTCAAATCTTAGATGGTTATACGAAGAAGGATCAATGCCTGAAGAAGAGTGGGAGAAGTATTCTTCTTCTCCTGGGGCTTTATTGAAATATAGACAGGGATTTAATCCCCCAACGCCTGTTACACCGTTACCAGTCAATCAGGCATTTTCTGTAATTACAGAGTCAGGGAAACTTGATCTTGAGTATTTGTCTGGAGTTCCAAGATTTTTGCAAGGAGATACTCAATCACAACACGATACATATCGTGGTATGCTGGCAATGGACGAATATGGAACGAGGGCTATTAAAGAGTGGGTAAATACTGTATTTGAGCCATCCATTGGGCACTTAGGCAGGGTTTTTAAAGAGATTTCACAGTCTCATTATACATCTAATAAAGTATTTAGAGTTGTACAGCCTGGTGCGGGACATGAGTATTCTGAGAAAGAAGTAGAAATCAACAAGATGATCTACGATGATTATGGTAGGGCGGTTGGAAAGTTTAATGATTATGCGTCAGCAAGGTTTGATGTTCGTGAGGTTGGGGGAGCCACGATGCCTGTTAATAGATGGGCTCTGTTAGATGAGTACTTCAGGTGGTTCCAGGCAGGGGCTATTGACGATATAGCATTCTTACAGGAGACTGATGTGAGAAACAAAGAAAAGATTATTGAAAGAAAAAGTTTATACTCGCAGTTAATGTCACAAGTTTCACAGCTTGAAGAAGCTTTGAAAGATAGAGACGGTACAATAGAGACTCTTACAAGACAAGTCGTACAAGCTGGAATAAAAGACAGCGTGAGAGAAGCTGGAGAAGGAATTAGGGCAGAAGCTCTAAAGAGTGAGGCTGAACAGAAGTATTATCGTAAGAAATTGCAGGTAGAAGCTGACAAAGCAAAATATGATATGCAGCCTTCTGCGAAGAAAAAATAATACTTGATAATTATATTCAGCTTTGGTTATATTAGAAGTTGATAAATAAAAGGAGAAATACAATGACAGATAAATCAGATAACTTGCTTGAAGATGATGGCAACCCTGATACTGATGTAGACGTTGAAGACAGTGAGTTTATTAGTAAAGACTTTTTCTCTAAACTCGATGCTTCTGTTAATGATATTACTTTTGAAGACGGTGAAGAGAGCCGTGTAGATAATCCAGGTGAAGACACAACCCCTATTGCAGGGCCTGTTGATGTTCCTGGTGATATGGAATCTCTTAAAAAGAGATACAGCGATTCAAGTAGAGAAGCAAAACGCCTTAACAAGCAATTGCAAGATGTTGAACCCTATCTCCCTATTTTAAATGCAATGAAAGAAGACCCAAGTCTTCGCTCTCATGTGCGTGAGTACTACGAGAGCGGTGCGAATAGTTCTGAGAATATTAAAGATAGTCTTGGTCTCGACGAAGACTTCATATTCGATGGGGATGAAGCAATTACTGACCCAGGTTCTGATTCAGGGAGGGCTCTGCAAGCCGCTGTTGACAGCAGAATAAAGTCTGTTGTTGGTAATTATGTACAATCTCAGCAGCAGGAATACCAGCGATCTTCTTCTGAAGCTGAATTTAGGAAAAAGCATGAAATGAACTCTGATGAATGGGATGACTACCAAAATTATGCTAAGGAACACATCTTATCATATGATGATATACTCTATTTGAAAAATAGAGAGCAACGTGATGGTAATATTGCCAAGCAAGAGAGAAATGAAATGCTCAGTCAGATGAAAAATGCAAGAAGTCGCCCAGGCAGTGTTAGCACTGTACGTGGCGCAGATGCAGAAGCTTCTCCCGACGATTCTATTTTTGAGGCTATTAAGGGTCTTGATAACGAATTAGAAAACGCATTTAGCTGATTTTTATATTTAGCTAAGTGCTTTAATCCTAAAATAAGGAGAAGATAAAATGGCTGATTTATTTAGCCTGGAGTCAACTGCTGATGTTGCTGCTGGTTCCGCAGGCTCTCG